TTTTAATAGGTTTAGCTGTTTTTGCTGCTCTTTTAAAATTGGCTGCAGTTGGTGCACCTTTAGTACCGGGGCTTCTCATTTTTTCACCTGAGCCAGCAGCGATTCTCTTTTTTTTTGCGTGAATGTTAGCGTATAATCCTGGTTTAGCCATTATGCTGTTCCTTTATTTTTTTTAGCTGCAGTTATAATATCACCTCTAGTAACTTTGTTTTTGTCACCATACATTGCTGCTAGTTTTTTGTTTTTAGGTTTAACAGTGCCAGCACTATAAGTTGATCTCATCATACCACCACCCATTTTGTTTTGTCTGTAGTCTTTTCTCATTTTTTTCCTCCGTTTTTAAATATTTGTGTTCCCTTTATACCATAGATGCTCGCCACGACAAGGATCCACAAATTTGTAAACCATTTTGGAAGCTCTGAAAACATCTCAAAAAACAGTTTTACCTTGTCCATCGCTGTCGGATCGTCCGATACGACTGCCCAGGCCAGGATTGCTATTGGCAAACTTAAAATTATTAAAACTGCCTCGTCCTTCCAATCTGATTGACGGGCTTCTAATAATTTTCCCTGGTAAGCTTCCTTACCTTCGGCCATACGAGATGCATGCATTAATTGTGCATCTGACATTGCCATTTTAGTCTTCTGCTTGTTAGCATAAATTTTACTACCAGCAGAGACGGCTAATTTAATTGCCGAAAACCACATACTAATACCAGGTTACGTCTTTTTGTTTTCTTGCAGCACCAGTTCCTTTAACCGGATTAGAGTCACCTTTAGCAATATAGCTTTTTCCTCTAAAACTTTTCTCTGATTTAGGGTCAACTACTTTTTCTTGCTCGGGCATTACTACTTTTTTGCCGCCTGTTTTGTAATTCATCATAATATATTCCTTTTATCTGTTTGGTTTCATGTTAGCAAGTATTAATCTGTTCTCGTTTGCCATTTCTTGTTTTTCAATTGACGTTTCAGCTCTTAAACCTGCTAATTCTTCGTTTTGATTTAGTTTTTGATCCGTAGAAGCTTGATCTTGAACGAGTTTAGCTCTTTCAAGTTCATTTTTCATTTTCATGTCTTGTTGTTTACGTTCATTTTCCATTGCACGAAGATCAACTTCTCGTGATTTTAGTTTTAATAAAGGATCAGAATCAAATTGTGATGTAATTCTTTTTTCTTCCTTCATAAACTCTTCTGTCATCTCAGCAATTAACACAGCTTTTCTTGCTTCAATTTTCATAGACAATTGTTGAGTCTGCATTTCAGCTTGCTGTTTCATTTGTGGATTCATTTGTCCTTGTTGTTGCATCATTTGCATTTGTTGTACTTGTTCTGCAAATTCCATTTCAACTTGTTCTTGTCCCATTAAAGAAATATGTTCTAAAATATTTTTTTGAATAGAAACCATGACTGGTGGGTTATTTCTAACTAGATTAGTTTCCATAAAATTTAAATGAGCAGTCATATGAGCTTGGTGATCTTGTCCTCTAAACGCTTGAAAAGGTTTTTGAGTCAATGCATCGATATGCTCTAATGCTGGATCTTTAGGTTCTTGTGGAGCAGGTGGAGGTAAAATTTTATCTATATCTTTTACACCCAATGCTTCATACATTTTTCTATAAATTACATACATGTTATGTAATTCAGGATTAGAAGTTGCTAATTGTAATTCTGTTTGTGCAATTGTAATTCTTTGCGACATTGAGAATATGTTAGGATCAGCAACTGGAATAATATCTATTCTGTCATCAAAATCCGTTAATTTAATATTTCTCTCTCCACCGACAACATCATAAGGATATTCTGGTGGTAAGTATGTTGCAAATACTTTTGCTAGTGTTTTAAACTCTTGTCTTAGTGAAGAATATAATCTTTTGTGAATTGCAGACATAACTCTTGATCCACGTTCTAATAATGCAACAGTTGTACCTACTGCAGCACCTTGATTACCATCTCCTACTTGAATATCAGCAATAGCTGCAAATCTTTGACCTGCTTGTACAACAATACCCATTAATTGTAATAATGTCGGAGAAGGTTCTTTGTAAGGTAGAGGAAAAAAAGCATCTCTTAAATTTCCGCCAGGAGCATCCACATCTTTAAACTCTCCAGGTTGAATTGGTTTTGCTTCATCTTTTATTCTTATCCCTCTTTGTTTAAAACCTGCTGGCAGATTAGAAAGCGTTCCCGCATCCAAGAGCTGTCTTAAAGCAGAGGTCGCCGTACGAGATAACCCACCAATCATGTGAATTAGACCAAAACCGTAGAACCCCAAACCTGGTAAAAATTTAAAATGGACAAAATAATTTATCTTTTGTTTTTTAGGATCGTTTTGTTCAAAGTTTCTCTTAATAGATAATACTTCTCTTGATCCTTCGTCAATTGTTACAATGTAAGGAAGTCTAATTCCTGTTGGTTCCCCGTCTTGTCCCATGTCTTCGAAACCTTCTAGGTCTAAATTAATATGACACTCTAATAACGTGTACATGTCTTCTACGCTGCCGGTTTTTTTAGTTCCGTCTAGTTCTCTTTCTTTTTTAGTAACTTTATCTTCTACGTCAGATGGTTTAGTTAATTCTACATCTCTGTAGAAACCATTAACTTGTTGTTTACGTAAATCGTTTTCAGAAATTTTAATTACATGAATAATTGCTTCGGCATCTTCTAATGAAGTAGCAGAATATGGAACAACTAAATCATCTGCTGGCACAAACTTTGATACTCCTCTTTCTAATAGATCATCATAGTAAACTTTTTTAAATGTTGAACCTGCTAGTGGTAAATGAAATAACATCTGATCAAATTCTGGTTCATACTCTTTCATGACATCCATAATTTGGTAATTCATAAAGTCTTTTACTCTTTGTGATTGTTGTTCTTTTGCTTGATCAACATTACCTAAAATTTGTGTTCTAACCGGACCCTCAGCCGGTAATAATTCTTTGTATGCTCCTGCTTGGAACTGTGTAACAGCTTCTGCTAAAACTGGGTGCGTTGCACCTGATGCTCCTTGAAAGGGTTCTGCTCTATTTTGATAATTAAAACCTAAAAGGTCTAAACCTTTTACATAACTATCTTCCCATTCTTTTCTTGATGCTTTGTAATCTGTGTAATTAGATTGCATCTCAGATCCGATAGGATTTAAAATATCGTCAGGTAATAAATCTGCTAAATTGTCAAAATGATTTTCTGTGCCAGGAATTTTTTTCATGCCCGGTTCAAAGTCTAACTCAACTCCGCCATCTTCTAGTTGTGTAACATCAAAAGGTACATCAGACTCAGTTCCTTGATCAATAAGATCAATTTCTAATTCTGGTCTTTCAATCTCAACTGCGTTATTTACGTTTGGTAGGGCTTTGTCTATTTCGGCCATTTATTTTTCCTTTTGTAATTGTTTTAACTTGTTTTAAGGGAACTTTCAACCCTTGTGAGCTAGGACCTTTTAAAGGAGGTACTGTTGTTGTCAACTTTTTAATCATTTTCCAAACTCAGATAATGTATCTTCAAATATAGTTCCGTCTTCAATTATATCTTCAGGAAGATCAAGACTATCATCTACTATATCTCCTTTTTGCGGACCACTAGTTCTCATAAGTGAAGTATCTTCTGTATAATCATCTGCTGTTTTAACAAACTTACCATTAACACCTTCTGTAAACTCACCGGGTGTATGAGACATATAAACGTTTTCCATTAATTGTTCATCATAATAATCATATTCTGATTGTTTAAATCTTTCAATTGTTTTTTGACCTGTTACAAGATTTTCGGTTAATGTATAATCTTTGTATGCTGTAACTTTTTCTCTAGCTCCTGTTGCATATCTTGGAGTTGCATCCTCACCTAATTTTATTATTTTTGCAGCTAAGTTTAAAAAATATGGTGGAGGTTGACCAGTTGCTATTGCTTTTTCTGCAACTTTTGCAACTTTTGGTAATTCACTTGATATACCTAATAGTTTAGCAAGACCAACTGTACCGACTGCACCACTTACTTGTAAAAATTCTCTTCTGTTCATGCCTTCGGACTTAGCCATTGCATCTATTTCTTGTTCTATTGTTTTTGCCACTTCTTTAGTAGGTTTAATTCCTTTTGCCTTAGCGTAAGCTCTTATTATTTTTAAACCAGGAAATATTGGGGCTACTAACTCTGCACCAAGTGATGCTGTCTCTGCAACCTTAACAGGTAGTGATGAACTGCCTCGTGCTATCATTTTCTTTTTCTCTTCATTAATTAATGTATCAAGACCTACTAATTTTTCTGTTGATGTTGGAGTTATGTTTTTTAAAAAGTTTTTA